ACCCAGCATACCAACCAAATCACCGAACGATTGAGCAAGAGCTTGATCCCCCCGCCGGCCCCTGGCGGATCGTCGAGCAGACGGATGATGAAGTCACTCTTGAAGTGCCAATCGAGAATGACGCCATGTGCCTCGACCACATCCTCGGAAAAATCGAGGACGGCAAAGCTACCCTCAGAATACGGTTGAGAGACACCGCAGAGGGCGTTCCGTTTATCCCGGATAAATGGAATCTGTTTTTTTGATAGACGCTGATCTTTACAATCCGATAGCCCGATAGTTTAACAGGCAAAACTCTCTCGTCTTATACGAGGGCGACCCCGGTTCGAGTCCGGCAGGGCTGCTTTTTGACATGATAGTAGAGTAGTGGTCGGGCGCGGTGGGGCATGCACGCATGATCGCATCATCGTTCGGAAGCTAGCGCCGTCGGTAGAGCCTTGCGTGCATCGCCCTTCCAGCGCCTTGCCACTTTTTTGATCTTTACAATTTAGCCAGGATGAGCGATGCCCCGGCCAGGGCGTGCGTAAATCATAACTCAAGCAATACAGTGCTGTATCACTGTGTTGCTTTTTTTATGGCGCACATCCTGGCTGCCTTACATATGGGCCTCGCATGGTCACCCAATCAACCACAATCGACGATCGGACGCCATACAAACATTTGGTCCCGAAGAACCCTCGCCTCAACGCGAGGTTCCGCTTGTGGTTGCTCAGGAAGGCGAACAACAATCCCTACGTCCAAGCCCAGCTCAAAGAGATTTGCAAGCGAGACCCGCTCTTTTACCTGAATACTTTCGTATTCGCATTGAACGCAAAGGATCATGCAAAACACCCAGTCCGGCTGTTCATCAGCCACGAATACCAAGACGAAGCTGTGGTGGCCATCTCCGACGCATTCGGTGTCGAGGATCTGTGCGTTGCGAAGAGTCGAGATATGGGCGGAACTCAAGTGTGTATCAGCACTATCGAGTGGGCATGGCATTTTCTGCCCTACCAATCGTTCCTGATCTGCTCCCGGAACGAAGACCTGGTCGAGAAGACCGGCGACACGAAGACGCTCTACTTCAGGCTCGACTTCATTCACAAGCACCAGCCGGCCTGGCTCCTGCCGACCGGCCGCGAAAAAGGCCCCGACGACCCCAACCGAATCAAGAAGCATCTCAAGAACGAAGACAACGGCTCGGTGATCGACGGTGAAGCGACCACGGGCGATCTCTCGGTCGGTGACAAGCGAACGGCGATCTTCCTGGACGAACGTGGTCTCATGGACAACGGGGCCGCCATCTCGCTCGGTACCCGCGAAGCCACCCGCTGCCGGATCAGCAACAGCACTCCCCGTGGAACGATGGGGACCGGCAAGGAGTTCTATGACATCTTCAAGAACCCGTACATTAAGAATCTGGTTCTTCCGTGGTGGCGACATCCTGACAAGGGTGCCGGCCTCTATACGTCGTTCAATGGCCAGCTCGTCATTCTCGACAAAACCTACGAGTTCCCGGAGGATTACGACTTCATCCTGGACGGCGAGGACTGTCTGACGATCGGGTACGACTATCTCGTGAACGGGGAGCGATGCAAGGTCAGGTCGCCCCATTATGACCATGAGACACGGAGAACGAGCTCCAAGGAAGAAATCGCCCAGGAGTTCGATCTTGACTTCCTGTCAACTGGGTGGCCGTTCTTTGACGCCCAGACGATCCAGAAGATGAAGGCGAAGTATTGCCGTGAGGCGGTCTATATTGGCGAGCTTCAGTTCGACATGTCCACTGTCCGTGAGGCGGAATTTGAGCGGGAAGCCACCGGTCGGCTCTCGCTCTGGCTGGAGTTGATCGATGGGAAGCCTCCGGTTAATCACTCCTACTGCGTTGGTGCGGATATCGCCACGGGTATCGGCGGTGAGATGTCGAGCAACTCCACCCTGTCCGTGTTCGACAAGACAATGGGTGAGAAGGTGGCTGAGTTCGCCTGCCGACACACGTCTCCAGAGAAGTTTGCTGAATACGCAATGGCCCTAGGGCACTTCTTCAACGGCGCACTCTTGATTCCTGAATCAAACGGGCCAGGCGGTCAATTCCTGAAGGTCGTCATGGAAGAGGGGTATCCAAATCTCTACTACAGGGGCGACGAACTATCACTAAACAAGAGGAAGTCCCTGAAGCCGGGTTGGGCGTCAACGAAAGACACGAAGAAGCTTTTGCTCGGTGCATACCGAAAGGCTGTCCTCGAAGGGCTTTACCCGAACCCGTCCGTCAAGGCGATGGATGAGGCAGCGCAGTACAAGTTCTCACCGAACGGAGTGATCGAGCATGATCGCGCTCACGGTGATGATGTCGATCCAGCCAGTATAGGCGAAGATCATGGCGATCGAGTGATCGCTGACGCTCTGTCGTGGCGAGGATCCCAAGAGGTCCGAGTCGAGCGGGCGGCAACACCGGACGCCGGCTATCCGGTCGGGAGCTTTGGGCATCGCCAAAAACTACGTCAGCAGCGAGCCAGGCGGAGGTTGCACTACTAATGGTCACATCAGCATTCGATTCAAACGACGTATTCGATCGCAAGCGACTTCGCCAAGCGATGGATTGGTCCCTAGACAAGCTTCGCCCATTCCGTGAAGCCCGGGGTGAGTTCGTCCGAAATTACGCTGGTTCTTTCTACGGCAGGGTCCCGGGCGGTCACGGTCACCACCACGATGGATATCACGATCGAGATACCGAAGGCATCGGCAGGCTGCCCGTTAACTGGATGGAGCTGGCGACCACAATCTTCATGCAATCGATTGCCTCGCAACTACCGCAGGCCCTTATTACAACCCCGTACAAGACCCTGAAGCCGCACGCGGCCGACCTGGAGCTTGTCGTCAATCACGTTCTGCGGATCATAGGGTTTGAGAAGACCCTGGAGACCGTGATTCGAGACGCCCTATTCGGGATGGGGATCGTAAAGATTGGAGTCGCCGCTGAGTCGATCGTCCAGATGGGGAACGAGTCGTTGCAAATCGGGCAGCCGTACGTTCGCTCGATCGATCAGGACGACTGGATCTTCGACATGGCGGCGAAGCAGTGGGACGACATCGACTTCGCCGGCAACCGGTATGGACAGCGGATCGATGAAATTCGCGAGGATCCCCGGAACGACCCCCGTGTTGTCGCGACACTCCAGCCCGTAGAGCCCGGTGAAGAACAGCGCAACAGCAACGACGGGATCGAGCGAATCTCACGGGACCGAGCCTACGCCGACAACACCTACAAGCCCAGGGTCGAACTCTGGGACATGTGGCTTCCGGCTGAGCGGCTATTGGTGACGATGACAGCCGATGACGATCTCAAGACACTTCGGGTGCTGGAATGGAATGAGGAGACTGGGCCAGAGAATGGGCCGTTTCGTGTGTTCGGGTTCCAGGAAGTTTCAAACAACATCATGCCGCTCGCCCCGGCTTCATTGTGGATCGCGCTGCATAAGCTTGCCAATCGGCTCTACGTGAAGCTGGGAGACCAGGCTGACCGGCAGAAGACGGTACTGCCAGTGCCTGGGGCCGCCATTAAAGACGGGGAGCGAGCGATCAGCACGGCTGACGGCGAAGCATTCCTTGTTGAGCATGGGGCTACTGGCCTGAAGGAAATTCGTTTCGGTGGAATCGATCCGGGAAATCTACTGTTCCAGCAGGATGTCAGTGCGAATCTCAGCAAGCACGCCGGCAACCTCGAATCGCTTGGTGGGTTGGGGCCGCAGTCCGATACGGTTGGCCAGGAGAAGATGATCTCCGACAGCGCCTCGGGCAGGATTCGGTCCATGCAATCCAAGGCAGTGAACTTCACGGCCGACATCATCACAGACGTTGCGTGGCACGTCTATAATGAGCCATCCGAACTGGCGATTTTCACGGTGTCGAAGGAAATGCCTCGTCCCCTCGGGCCGGTTGAAGTCGTCTGGAGTTCCGCTGATCGCAAGGGCGCGTTTCTGGATTACAACTTCAAGATCGCTCCGTACTCGATGCAGCACAAGACTCCGTCCGACAAGCTCCAGACGCTGACGTTTGTGTTCAAGGAATACATTTTGCCCGCGGCTCAGATGGGCGTACAGCCGGACATGGAAGCGATCCTGAAGTTGGTTGGCAAGTACGCGGATATGGATGAGATCAATGAGATCATTCAGTTTGCGATTCCAACCGCTGAAGACCTGCGAGGACCGGTCGGTGGCCATGAGCGAACGATGCCGGCCAACACGACACGAACCGTAGAGAGAGTCAATCGACCGGGAGCGACCCGGGATGGCAATCGGTCAATCCTTCAGAATGCGACATTGGGCGGCGGCGCTCAGCAGTCTGAATTGGCATCACTCGGGAGATCGATAGGGTAATGACGACCTACAGCTACAGCACGGAAGACGGAGAAGTCTTTGAGCGGGAATACGCGATGGGGGAGCACCCTGGATCGATCAAGGTCAGTGGCGGCCGTGTTGCGAACAGAGACTTGCGGGCCGATCTGTCAAAGACTTCGACCTGCCCCGGGAATTGGCCAAAGACGAGTGATGCAATGGGCGTTGCCCCGAGTCAGGTCAAAGAGGCTCACGAAGCGTCAGTAGCGGCGGGGTGCCCCACGCAATTCGACAGGAACGGCAGTGCCATCCTCACGAGCCCTGGCCACAAGCGCAAGCTCGCAAGGTCGCTCGGGATGCACGATAGGAATGCAGGTTATTCTGACGCGACACCGGATTGAAACACCGAAACACTCAAATTCAAAGAGGACTGAACGATGACATTTTATGACAATACAGAAGAACCTGAAGACACTGGAATCGATGCAGGTTCCGGCGAAGTGGACGAGAACGCCGGCGGCAGTGATGTCGCGCTGAGCGAAGATGAATTCGACCACGTTCAGGATAACGAATCAGAAGACGATTCCGCCGGCGATGGAGCAGGAGATGATTCCGCCGGCGATGGCGAGGGTGAGGAAGAAGGCGAACCCAAGGAGCCGGTATTTTCCGACAACTTGCTTCGTCGTGCAGGGATGCCTGAGTCCCAGGTGAGAGCCTTTGGGATTGAGACGCCACAGGAGTTGGAGAGGTTCATCCTGTTCCAGGATCGTGGGATTGGCCAAGGCAGAGGCGAAGCTGTTCAACAAGAGGAGCAGCAGGCCGCTGACGACACAGCCAAGCAAGCCGAGGAGGACGCGAAGTTTCAGCCCATTAAAGTTGAAGGGCTGGAGGATTTTGATGAGACGGGGAAGACAGCTCTTTCCGGCCTCGCAGACTCGTTCAACTCTGTGCTTTCGAAGCAACACAATCAGATCCAGGAACTCCAGAACCAGCTTGGGCAATTTGCTCAGGTAGGCCAAGATCAGCAGGCGAATGCGTTTTTCTCGTCTGTCGATGATGCCATTGCCTCGCTCGACTCAGCCGATATTTACGGCAAGGACAGCGTTGCGACTCCAAGCGAAGGGCCGGGGGAAGATATGCTCCAGGAAGTAATGGCCACCATGGAGGTGGACCAGAAGATGGGGCGTCAATCTCGTTCGGTCGAAGATATCGTTGCCAATATCCACAACCGGATACACGGCAGTACAACCGAAGAAAAAACCACAAAGAGACTCACGAAGCAAGCCAGGGATGGGCGGCAGCGTTTCACGTCGAAGCCGACTCGCCGTAAAGGCAAGGGGCTCACGAAAACGGAATCTGCCGTCCGGGCGGTCAGCGACGCGTACAAAGAACGTGGCTTTGACCAAGACGAGGATGATGTCGAAGAAGAATTCGGCTCTGGCTGAGTGAGCTATTTGCGGCACTGATAAGAGGAGTGAATTACTATGCCATCGATCACAACCGATGAACTTGCTGATATCCTTGTGCTGACCCAAGCTGAGCTTGGCGAACTCAAGTTCAATCAGTTCGCTACGGACTTGGTGTCCTACGAGGTTTGGAGTCACATCTGGAAGAAGGACCGAGTCCAATTCCAGGCTGGCGAATCGATCTCACGAAACGTGATGACGAAGCACTCCGGAGCCGCAAGGCAAGTCGGACTGGCTTCCGTCGACAACGTCAACATCGCGTCCGTCATGACGACCCTGACCGCTCCGTGGCGTCACACCGAAACGAGCTACGCGGTCATCCGGCAGGAAATGCTGATGAATCGCAGCCCGCGCAAGCTGGTCGATCTCGTCAAGGTCCGGCGAACGGACGCGATGATCTCGTTGATCGAGCTTATCGAAGACCAGTTCTTCGGTGACTTGCCCGCCGCGGACAACGATCTCGACATCCTCAACCTGAAGTATTATGTCGTGGCCAACGCGACGGAAGGCTTCAATGGCGGAGCGCCGAGTGGCTACACGCTGGTTGCCGGCATCAACCCGACGACCCAGCCGAAGTGGCGGAACTACACCGCTCAGTACGCGCAGGTCTCGAAGGGCGATCTCGTGTCGAAGATGCGAACGGGCTTCCGAAAGATCGGATTCAAATCCCCGATCTCGATCAGTGACTATCGTCGAGGCGGTGGCGCTGGTGAGCGATACAGGATCTACATGAACGAGACGACCATCAAGCAATGGGAGACTCTGGCCGAGGAGCAGAACGACAACCTCGGCAAGGATCTCGCTCCGTTCGATGGCATGACCTCGTTCAAGCGGAACCCGATCGTTTACGTGCCGTCGCTGGACGACACCACGAGCCCGACGAATCCGGTCTACATGCTGGATTGGGGTTACGTTGAGCCGTTCTTCCTGAAGGGCGATTACCTGCACGAAGAGCGAGGCAAGAGTGCTGACCAGCACAACGTCATCAACACGTTCATCGACACGACCTGGAACTTGCTGTTCACGCAGCGACGGCATCAGGCTGTCTTCGTGACGGCGACTTGATCCTGGTTTCGTTGTTGAGTTGAGTTTCAAAAAAAGAACTTCCTGTTGGAGGAAAATGCTATGAGTAGGAATAAAGTAGGACTTCGGACCATCAATGATGATCGAGGTCCGAGCATCAATCTCTGGGCCGATTGTCCTTGGAGTGACATTCAAGACGACCCGAATAAAGGTCAGTCGTTCTGGGATGACTTTACGCTGGGGTCCACTGTGGCTGCCGGTGCTGAAGCCGGAACTCGCCTGTACAAGGGCTTTGCTGACACGGGCGGTTCTGTCGTGGATGCCGCTGAACTCGGTGGAGCACTCACGTTTAGCAGCGACGGCGACAATGAAGGTGCCAGCCTTATGAGCTTGGCTACGTCCTTCGTTCTCACCCAGGACGGCGGTGATTTTTGGTTTGAGGCAAGGATTAAGAAGTCGACCATTGCTGACACGAAGCATGGTTTCTTCCTTGGCTTGGCCAATTCGCTGACGCTTAGCGCAACGGTCCCGATCGCTGCCGACGGAACGATTGCCGATGAGAATCTCGTTGGTTTCCACAACCTGGAAGCTGATGGCGATACGGTCGATTCGATCTACAAGGCTGACGGCGTTACGCAAGTGACGGTCGAAGAGGAGATCGCCACGCTCGTTGCCGCGACCTACATCAAGCTCGGCTTCAAGGTGACGAACCGACATGAGACCAACAACCGATACCAGTTGTCGTTCTTCGTGGATGGTGTCGAGTCGGCTACGCGGTTCACGGTGCCGGACGCGACCGGCACGGACTTCCCGGCTGATATTGCGATGGGTCCGGTCTTCGCCGTACTGAATGCAACCGGATCGACGCCCGGAAATTCGACCATGGAATGGTGGAGGGGTGCTCAGCTCTTCTGCTGATGAATCAGGGAGTAGGGCGGCGGCTTGGGGTGTTTTCGTTTCAGGTCGCCGCCTCTCCTAACTATTTCAATCCAAATCCAATGAAACGGAAACGAACAGAACAATGGACGAAAGAACCAAGGACGAATACCAATCTCTGCTCCGCACAGAAACTCTCCCGCAAGAGTTGCTTGACGAGCATGAAGATTGGGTAAGGCTATCCCGCCCGATCAATCGGCAGCATCGCCCGATAACCCCCTTCGACTACATTGCGATTGCAAAGTCCGCACTCAAGATCACGGTCGCTGAGGACGGGACGGTGACGTTCAAGCCTCGCCGGGCGAAGGCCCCCGACGCTGTGTCTGCGGCCGGCTCTGACGCCAAGCCGAAAGAGGAGCCAGAGACCAAACGCATCAGCGGAACGGAAGTCGAATGGGAGAAAGTCTCGGCCGGCGATCCCGTAGCCTTCATGCGAAGCGGGGAGTGGAAGGAAGGATCGTTCATCGAGAATGCTGATCGCGGCCGGAAGATAATCAATGTGAGTCCGGCCGGCACGCCGAAGCCCGTGCAGTTTACGAAGGGTGATTTGCGGTTGATTGTTCCGGCCGACAAAAGTGACCAGAAGACAGAGTAGGTGAATCATGGCTGAAAGCTCACTATCTATGACGTATACCGAACTCCGACAGGAGATCGGGTATGACCTGGGATACGGACGCACAAGCGGCGACTGGGACACCACGCAGGCAGCGAACATCCTTGCTGCACTGCGAGGTGGTTATCGCCAGTTCCTGCGCCCGCCGATCCTTCCGGGCGAGCCGACCAGCCATGAGTGGTCGTTCCTGACGGCTATGGAGGATTTCGTGGTGTGGACGGATGTTGCGTCTACGTCGATGACTGTGACTGGCGCTGGAAACACGACGATCACGGCGGCGTCGGCGTCGTTCTTTCCGTCGATGATCGGCCATAGTATCGTTGGAGATGCAACAGGTACGTCTTACGAGATCACCGCCTTCACATCCAGCACGATAATCACCGTCGCATCAGACGCCAGTGCCGAGATCGTCACAGGGACAGCAGTTGGCCAGGCTACTGTAGTGTCAGGTGTCTCGACGCTGACCGCTGATAATGTGTTCACTTCGGCGATGGTTGGAGGAACCCTCCGATTTGACGCTTCAGGCAATGAATTCGTCATCGCTGGCTTCACGAGCGGAACAGTCGTGACTTTAACTGGAGATGCCAGCGGAGAAGCGTCCAACGATACGTTTAAGATTGATGGATTCACAATAGCCGCCGATGGCAACTATCGTCTCCCGGATCAGTACGGTGGGCTGCATGGGCCGCTCCAGTACGCTGACGAGGACCACCTGAATCACAACATCGAAATCACCGGTGTTGGGAATATCAACAGCCTGAGGCAACGACCACTGCAAGACTTCAGTTCCATACGGCCGTCAGTCGGTGCACTATTGGCATTGCCGACAACCGGACTTACTCCGCAGCGATGGGACCTGATGCTCTGGAGGACGCCTGACGAGGACCACACGCTGAACCTTCGGTTTAAGGTCCAGCAGAACGAACTCACGGACACGAACGAATTCCCGCTCGGCGGCATGGCTCACGGCGAGACCCTGCTTGCTTCGTGCCTCGCTTATGCTGAGCAACACGTCAACGACGAAGTGGGACTGCACTGGCAGAATTTCATGCAGCAGTTGGTCGCAAGTGTATCGCGGGATCGATCGGATCATCAGCCAGATATCCTCGGTTACAACAGCGATAATCGTCGCGGCAACGGAGCGTTTTTCAGAAATCAGACCACAACTATTAACGGGGTCACCCCCACATAAGGAGTGCGGCGATGACTATGGTAAGACAATTCCGGCGTCGACCGGATGAACAGCAGGGGGACACCCCGCAAATTACGAAGGTGCTGGGGACGACTGCGCCCATTGATATCGAGGAGTTAGCCAGTGGGTTGCTCTACCTTCCGACCGGAACGAATGTCACGACCCTCACTTACTTTGTCGCGATAGCGCCTGGTCAGACATACGTTGCGTTGTACGACAAGAACGGGACGGCGGTCACGCAAACTGTTTCGGCGGCAGCCGCTGCCGGAGCTGCCTTCCCGTTGCATGAAGCGGCGTTTGCTGCTGGAGCGGTCAAGCTGATCGCCGATGCGGGCGCCGATGCCTCCAATGATTTCCAGTGGTCTGTGAAAGCGTAAGGAGAATCTCATGGTTGACACCATATCCGAACTGACTGATGCAGAGAAGCAGCAGCTCGCTTACGACAAGCGCATGCGAAGAAACGTAACCGTAGACCTGGCCGTCGATCAGCTCTACGCACTCACGCTGATTACGCTCAATAACTCAGTGGAGCCGAGTGATTATTCAGCTCTCGGCACTGCCATCAAGGGAGTGACTGGCGTGCAGGACATCAATCTCCTGGTCGACCACAAGACGCTTGCTGCTTTGCCGGCTGGCGCGAAGATCACTGCCAGGATTTCGATTGACTTGGATATCGTTACTCCGACCGAGGCATAGGCGATGGCCGCGAATCTTTGGGACAACTCAGATCTCGACAACGACGCCAATAACGCAAATAATTGGTCATTGGGGACAGTCCCGGCGGGCACGGACGTGGCTACGTTCGACAATACGTCCGATGCTAACTGCCTGTTTAGCGGTAGTATTTCCTGTGCCGAGATTGACGTGACGGCCGATTACGATGGCGACATCGACATGGCGACATTCAATCTGACGACCACCGGGGACATGACCTTTGACGGTACGGGGATATTTGACTGCGGAACTGGGACGCTGACGTGTTCCGGCAACTTTGATAACCAGGATCAGGGGACGTGGACTCGCGGTGAGTCGACTGTCGTGATGGACGGCACGACAAAAACCATCATCTCAAGCAATAGTAAAGACCTCCACAACCTTACGGTTTCTGGCACCGTGGAAAATTCAGCGTCAACAAGTTTTTCTCTGGATGTAAACAATGATTTAGTGGTATCGGGGACTCTGACACTGTCCGAGGCTCTGATGGTGCTTTCTGGATCGATTAACTTGACGGGCGGGACGATCGATGGAACCGACGAATTAGTGATGGAAGGTGGTGTCTTTACGGCTGGCACCATTGGTTCTGGTGTGTCAGTAATCATGAGGCGGAACGTCACACTGAACGCTGGCACATACGGCGGTTCTTCGTGGGTGTGCGAAGCAGCGTCCGGAAACAGAACCTTAACACTCGGAAGCGGCACTTTCGTTTTCAGTGGTGACATAACGTTCGATGCAGATGTTTCGGGAGGTACGTATGCTGTTGACCTCGGGGCAAATAACCCTGATGTCGAATTCCAAAGTAGTCTCACGCTCGATGAAACCGGCGGCGGTGGTGCTGCATTAACATGGATAAAGAGCAGTGGGACGGTGACCTTTGGTGGAGCTACGACATACCAGGACAACACGGCAGCCGGGCCACAGAATTTGGGTGATGTAGATATAGACGGCACGTCGCTGTCTCTGGCCAGTAACATGGACTGCGACAACTTTGACGGAATATCCGGAACGCTTACATCGAATTCCAACACGATCGATTGTGCAGGAAACCTAAATTGGACCAGCGGTTTTATAGTCAGTGACGTTGGTGGAAGCACGTTCCTTGTTGGCGGCAATTTCACGGCAGACGGTCAAACTGTTAATGGTCTATCGACTTGGGCCTTAACGGTCACAGGGACGGCCGTCGCCTCTGGGTCTGGTTCAGTGGCCAACTCAGATGCAAGCGGTGGCACGGAAATTGACGCCAGTGCCGGTCCATGGACAGACGGTGGCAGCAACACTAACTGGGATTTTGGCGCTGTCGCTGACGACAACTTCGCGTTTAGGCATCTATTCCTGTTAACCCCGTAACTTCAATTCAATAAACAACCATTCACTTTTCCGAGGAGACTACCATGGGTTCCCCACACAATGTACTGAAGCGAAATACTTTCGAGGCCCGATATGAAATCAGCGACCCGGGCGATGCTGGGGCAATTATCGTTGATCGGAACTTTGGTTTGGTTCCGTTGGTGACCGGAGCGTCTGGTGAGACCAGAACCCTCGCTGCACCGAGCAAATCCGGGCTTCGGGTGACACTCGCAATGCAGGTCGACGGCGGTGGCGATTGCGTCGTGACTGTGGCGTCGGCGGTCGATGAAGCCGGAAGTACAGTCCTGACGTTCGCCAATCAAGGTGAAGTGATCGGGTTGGAGTCGATTGCGATCGGCACGGTAGCCGTTCCGGTTTACGTCTGGCGGGTTTACTTCAATGATAGCGTGGCTGGTGTCACGGCCGCGATTGGAAGCATCGTTCTCGGCGACAGCGAAACGATCGCCATTGGGGCTGGCGGTCAGGTGACGTTGTCGACAGATGGCACGGACGGCACGGTTGACAATGGAGCAGCGACAATTCTTGCGGTCGGCGGATCAGCTTCCCTGGTGGCGGCAAGGTCCGTATTGACCGAGGTCCAGGCAGCTCCAATAGCAGAGACGACGGCAACTACGCTCACGGCGTCGGAATTGCTCACTCAGCTCATCACCGGAACACACACGGCTGGAGCGGATGTCGATTACACGCTGCCCCTCGGATCGGCCATGGATACTGGATTCGCCGGGGCCATCAATGATTCCTTTGAGTTCACTCTCATTAACCTATCGGCCGCCTTGGCCGACACGATTACGCTGACGGCGAACACGGGATTCACGATCGTTGGACGTGGCCTTGTCGATTCGGCTCATGTGGACTCCGAGTTCCCGAGTTCCGCCACGTTTCGGGTCCGCAAGACAGCCGCCGACACGTTCGTTGCATATCGCGTGTAAACCATGCCCAGAACACGCAAAATCCGAATCCAGCCGCCAACGGGTGGACTGAACAGAGGCGGCGGCTACCAGTCGCAGCCTCCGTTCACCACT